GAAGAAGATGCTATAGCAAATTCATTTTTAGTTTCTAAGGATGCAATGGATTTTGAGTAGTCCTTTAGTTTTGAATCACAATCCTCTAGTTTAGTATTTAATTTAGTTATATTAGATTCAATTTCTGATACATTAATAGGAATATAGCTATCGATAAATTTGGAAATGAACTCTTTTTCTTTGTGAAGTTCTTTCTGTCTTATATTGAGTTGTATTCTACGGTTTTCAAAATCTTTTTTAGTTTTTTCTTTTTGTTTTAAAAAATTATCAAGCATGTTTTTTATTTCTTCTTCTCTAGCTATATTTGCTTCTAATTCTTTTTTTGTGGTGTTAAGTTCATCTCTAACCACATTTAACATCTTACTAAACACTTCTAGGTTAAATATACCTTCGATAAATTTTCTCTTTTCAACTTTCTTCTTAGCCATGAAAGGTACTGTGTTATTTACTGTCATAACAACACAATTCTGAAATACTTCTGAGTTACACTGTATTAGCTCTGATATGTAGCTGGTAGTATTAGAGATACTGTCACGGGTAATATCTATTTGATTTTGATATAAAATACATTTGCTCGGCTCCAAAGTTCTTATAACCTCATATTCATCCACTTTCTTACCTACTTTAATGCTAAAAGTAAGTGAAACTTCACACGTTTTAGAAGTAGAATAATTAATAATATGTTCTTTTTTTAACTCTCTAATAGTATCGCCGAACAAAGCAAAATGCAAAGCGTCTGTTATAGTGCTTTTACCAACACCGTTTCTTCTATCTATTTGATCTCTATTAATACCTGTAATAGCATTAAGACCAGGAGAAAAAGTTATATCAACAACTTTATCTCCTACGCTAAGAAAATTTCTTATCTTTAATGTATTAAAAATTACACTCTTCATTTACAATTATTATAAACCGAAACTGTATAGTCTGTTACCTCCTTTTTATTTTGAATATCTAGCATATCAATAAATTCCGATATTGCTTGAGGTATATTCACCCCACTTAAATCTACCTTTTCCTGACCTAGATCAAATTTATCAAAATTTGCAGAATGATCTACGGTAAAAGTAGACGGTTTAAATGAATTTAGCTTAAGTGACAGTTTATCTAAATCTGTAGAATCTATATTTCTATCTATTACCAATCTAACAATATTTTTTTCAAATATTTTTTTACCCGTATTTTCAAAATCATTTATTTTTATTAATTCTGAAAGCTTTATTTTCTTATGCTTAGGAGAAAAATTATTCTCTATAAATTCAAATGACATGGTCTTAAGGTCTAATATATAAAAACCTTTCGTAGATTCTAAATCTCCAAAATCTAATTCAAATGGACAACCTACATAAAGAATTGTATTATTACCATATTTTCTTTCCTCTCTTAAATGAAAGTGACCTGACACTATTAATGATGAATGCCTAAACAAGTCTTCAGGTTTTGCCCCATGGTCGCAAATCTTATAAGTATTCATCTTGAAGCTTTCTATCTCAAAATGACCAAACACAATATCGCAGCTTGGTATCTCATTTATTTCTGTACCCCAAGGCGCAAAGAACATTTCTCTTCCACATATTTGCTTTAGTGTAGGTACTTCAATGACTTCTATATTCTTACGACCATTGAACACACTTATACTATTAATTTTACTATTATGCCTGAAAAACGAATCATGATTCCCTGCAATCATTATTAATCTAAGGCCATCAAATAGCTGCAAAATTCTACCCGCGAGATGTAATGTGTTGACATTTATTTCGCTTCGATTATGAAAGAAATCACCGCAAAATATAATATCGGTAATATTTCTACTCTTAAGCTGAGCGGTATACCACTGAACCCACTCTAGAGATATATCATGCCAGGTAGAACTATTAGTATGTACGCCTAGATGAAGATCTGAAAAAATAGCTACTTTACAGTCTTTAAGCATTACTTTGATTATAATGGCTATTATCTAAATCTCCACCACCTGAGTCAGAATTAATTCTTATGCCCGTCTCTTCTTCATTTGCATTTATGAGGTCGTCGTAGTGTCTGTCCCTATAATCTACAATAAGCTGATGATATTTCTTTTCTTTCTTAATACGGCTAATAAAGGCGTGAAAGGCTATAGTAGTAAAATAACTAAATGGGCTAAACCCTTTGTCTAGATGAAACTTCTTGTATTTTAATGCTTGATACATCTTTACAACTGCATCGCCGATCATTTCATCTTTATAGCTATAATTTATAAAATTAGGCGCAAAAGATAAACCATAGGCAATACGTCGTATGCTATCGGCTAGATACTCTGTCATTTCAGCATCTTTATAATATTTTCTAATTGCATCTTCAAATTCTCTACTATTTACATAGTGAGGTTTTTCTGACGCTTTTGTCTTCTTACTAATTTTAGCTACGCTCTTAAGACCTGTTTTAAGTGTCTGAAGTGCAACTTTCTCAAGTTGTAACTCGGGAGGTAGCTCTATCCCTCCTTTATTTTTCTTGGATTTCGGTGATCTTATATGGGATGTTTTCTTGCTCATAAAGTGTTTGTCTTTTTATTTCATGCCGTCTGCCATATGTTAATTGATCGGCAAAATCAAAAATATGTAATTTATTCTTATTTTCGTGTAGTCTTAATCCTCTACCTATACTTTGAATAACCTTTACTTTTGCTTTTCCACCTGCTACAAAGAAAATGTAATGCAAGTTTTTAACATTAATACCTGTACTGAAAATCTTACTAATAGCAATCGCAACTACATTAGATTCTGTTTCCATTAAATTTTTAATTTTTTCCCTATCTTCGATTTCAACACTGCCCTGAATAAAGAATATTTTTTTACGCGATGCATGTTCAGATAGATATTTATATAATGCTTCACCGTGTTTTATAAAATCTACTAAAATCAACACATTATTAGTTGCATTGTTTGCAAGTGTACAGATTATATTATTTCTAAATTTATTTTCAAATAAAAACTCTAGCTCCGTTCTATATCTTTCTGTTGGATTTAATGTTTCCACATATCTGGGTTTGTTTCTAAATGAAAGCTCTAAAATGTTGCACACTACACTTGTAACATATTTTTCTTGTCTTAATTCGAAGCTAGATTTTTCATATATAATAGGTCCGATTTTGCCTATTATATTCCATTGATCGAGTTTACTTTCAGGCATAGTACCAGTAAAGCCAAACCTAATAGGGGTATTAATTTTTTTGAGAACCTTATTGATTTGATTTCCTCTTCTTGCTTTATGGATTTCATCAAACATGAGAATGTTTATACCCTCTAGCCATGATAAATCTGACTTCTCTGAAAGTATAATACCTAGATTTGCTATAATAACATTAGCATTTATATCTAGTCTGTTGGAACCGGTCCATTTACTAAAGAAAAAAGGCACCCCATATTGTGTAAAATCTTTAAATGTCTGTGTTGCTAGTCCTAAATCTGGAACTATAAGTAAGCATTTAAATTGTTTATTGAGTAAAAAGAAATTCGATAACAACGATGCCATAACTAACGTCTTGCCGCCTGCCGTAGCTAGGACGGATACTCCTCTGCCTTTTTCAAGACACTGATAAACTATTTCCTTTTGATAATCTCTAAGCTTTAGAGATAAATTATCATAGGGTGTATTGGTAAAACTGATATTGTTTTTGTACAATTGTGAAGGTATAACCTGGGCAGCAAATTCTGTAGACGTCTTTATATCAGATTCTTGACAATATTCATTCTTTACTAAAAATTTTATTATTTCGTAAAATAAACATGGATCGAATTGACCAGTAGGGGTAATTGCATAAGTTCTTGAGGGAATAAACCTTCCTCTCATTCTAGCAAACCTAGCACCCTCATTAGTTACAGAGAAATGTTCTCGTATTTCAGACAAATGTTCAGTCTTAAGTATACCTATACCCTTAGTTTTATTATATTCAAACAAAACCATTATGTGGTCTCCATTTTTATAATATCAACTAAGTTTTTTATATCAAACCCTATACTGTGTATGGTTTTTTCTACTTTCTCGAGAAACTCTATTATAATTTTCTTTTCATTAATTTGTTTGTTAATCTCTACAACAGCTTCGTGCTTTTCAGCGGTTTTTTCACAAACTATAGTAGTTAATCTAACTGGTGATTCCTTCCTTATCTCTTCCCCTATTTTACCGATTAATTGATCTTTTTCCTTGTTAAGCTCATTCAGTGCCGCTTTTTCTTTCATAAGCCTAGAGACCCACTTAGCTTTTCTTGCAGGTAGCATTAAAGCATTTTCTTTTAAATTAAGTTCGTCTAGTGCAACATCTGAATCTAATTCAGATATATATTTCTCTAATATGCTCACATCATAAATATAACATATACATTAGATAAATCAATAAATGAAAAGCTTTAAACAATATATACTAGAATTAAATATTGCGGGCGCGGGCGGAGTATTCGGAGACGCACCTAGCATGGGTCACGGTGGTGATGTAGGTAATAAGGACTTTTATGCACCTGGAGATTCAAGAATACCTGTAATACTTGGAGCAAAAAAAATTAAAGATAAAAAAAATAAAACTAAATTTCCTATTCAACGTAGAACTCTATCAGGCATGTAGTTAAATACAAGATGGATTTAGGCCACTGGATTTTAGTAGATAATATTAAAATGGAAGAGCTACCCTTCGGCTTTATATATGAAATTACAAATACAATAAATAATAAAAAATATATAGGCAAAAAACAATGTTTTTCAAAATTAAAAAACGCCCCATTAAAAGGAAAAAAAAACAAAAGAATTAGAATAAAGGAATCTGACTGGAAAACTTATACGAGTTCATCTAATGAGCTAAATAAAGATATTGCAAAACTTGGAAAAGATAAATTTATATTTAAAATTTTAAGGCTTTGTTGTAGTAAATGGGAATTAGGATATTTTGAAATAAAGGAACAAATAGAAAAAGAGGCAATACTTAAAGACGACTATTACAATGGTGTATTAAATGTAAGAATTGGTCGTCCTCCTAAATCTTTATTGAATTAAAAGAATTTTATAATATAATAAAATCGTGAAGAACGTTTTAATATTTAAGAACATTGAACTAAGGGATTTAGTAAGCAGCTTTTATGAGCAAGTAGAACCACAAATAATATCTGACTCTCAAAAATATTCTCTTCTAAAGAATGATTTAATTAATAAATTTGCAATTTATAGATTTGTAGAGTTTCTTATAGCAACAAAATCCAGAAAAGTTAATAAGAAGCTAGCTTTTTTTATAGACGGCACACTATTGAAGAAAGATTTATTGGGCAACAATCTTAAAATATATAAAAAACTTTGCGATCTGTTAAATGTAAAAATTATAGAAAAAAATCTTGATTTTGAAGAATATAGCGAACTTCTTAACAGTAATTCAGGTAAGGGTAAGGAGGAAAGACTTTTATTACTACATAAATCATTAGAGCCTGGTAAGAATAGTCCTTCCAAATTTATGGAGTTTTTAAACAAATATGGTATATATAGATTAGATTATAAAAATAACTCAATCAAGTTAGGTATCTTTTTAGCATAAATAATGTATGAAGTTTGATGCTCTTCTAGTAAAAGAATATAAAAAGTACAATCTCGTTTTGCCTAATAACCTTACTTTCGGTGAAGATATAGATACCGGTGCAGATATTAACCTGGCTACTGAAATTCCTGGGGCTGAAAAGCAAAAAGCAGAAGTTGCAGCGAATGTAGATAAGCGATCAAAATTAAATTCCCTAATTTCTTCTACATTAGACTTATTAATAAAAAAAGCACAAGACAATCTAACTAAAACCAAATCACCTAATACTGCTGCCACTTTGCTTTCCGGACGCACACCCTCAACAACTATGAACTCAGTTTAATGAAATTTTGTAATATATTAAAAGAAAAATATATCGAATTAAACGAACAAGTTCCTGCAAATCTAACTGCAATGCAAGAACCTGTAGGTCAGCCTTTTGCCCCGACACCTGCTATAGCTGTACCACCACAAGCTAGTATCCCCCCTGGTCTAGAGCAAGAGACCTCTCCATTAACATCAGAAGGTGAAGTGTTTTTAGTGAGATTATTAAAAAAAGCCTTGTTTATGAATCCTGGTGATATTGATGAAAAAGCACTAAAAGATTTACCGGAAATAAATGAAAATAATGCTGCCGAGGTTTTAAGCTCTATCATTAACATTATGAAGAAGTATTCTAATACAATAGATGTAGAAATAGAAGCTAATAAATAATCTGTGGCATACAAAAGTTTAAAGGATATCTATCTTAGTCAAACCTTTGGTAGAAGAGTACCTGTTCTTCCAAGACAGAACATTTTACGCGAACAAATAGATTCGCCAGTTGAAGTTTCTCAAGAACCAGTACAATCAATAAATCTATCTTTAACTGATAAACAGGAATCAAAGCAGCCTATAGATACTAAATCTTCTGCTACGCCTAGAGCGCCATTCCCATTAAATGAAGTAAAAGAAGCCAGCTGGCCAGTCACTTCTGCTAGTGTACCTTTCTCTACAAAAGAATTTGTATCTTTGGAAGGTGAAGGTAACGGCGAAAGAAAGGTAGCATCCCTTTTTTATCCTCAAGTTACAGGGGAATCAGATCAAAAATATATAGAAAGATTAAAAAACTTTATAGCCGGTCAAAATGATTCTTTTGATGTCATTTCTGATTTTGGAAATTTTGAAGTAAAAGAATTTAAATTAGCTAAAGGCGGTAAATATAAAGGTAGTGTTAGAATAGGAGCGGAGGGGAAGCACACTACCGGTACAATATTATATCAAGTTAAAGAATTATTAATAACCTTGCTTCAATTATATTCATCTTTAGATGAAGATTCAAAAAAAGTTATTAATAAAAATTTAATAGCAGATATAAAAACGAACAATAAAATTCCCGAATATTGGAATTTAGAGAATTATATAGATGCAATAATGGATGTAGCTGTAGGCGATGATAGAGGTATTTCAGAGTTTCCCAAAACTCTTTTTAATAAAGAAAAAATAAATCCTAAAAATTTCACAAAAAACATAAAGAGAGCTACGTATCTTGTTTATACTATTCCACAAATTTTAACGGCATTAAAAGATTTAGCATTAAAAAATAAAGATAATAATAATTTAAATAATGAAATAAGTAGAGTTCATAATTTACAAAGCACTCTTAAGGGCATATATCTCAAAAAAGAAGATGATAAATTAAGTAGAGAAATAGATAAAGAAGCCGAAGCTTTAGATAGAAAGCTTATAAGCAAAGCATGTGTTTCAGATAAGGGTATTAATTGTATAACTGTAAATACTTTTCTACAAAAATTAGCAATTTTAAACTTACCTGAAGTATTTGCTAACATAGATAGCTTGAGACAAAGCGAGGTTGCTAATTTATTTCCATCAATAGTAACGGGATTTTTTGCAGTATTTGAAACCAAATTTAAATATATACCTAGGGATAAGTTAGGAAGCTTTTTAGTGATAGATAGCTTTACACAGAAAGGATTAAAGATAGCTTTAAGAAGTGAAGAAGTTTAAATTATTTTTCGAAAGTAACAATACTCTTGCTCTAGGATTATTTCCCGGAGCATTTAAACCGCCACACAGAGGCCATGTTCAAACTGTTTTAAATGCATTAAAAAATAATAAAATAGTTTTGGTTTTTATATCAAGTGAAGAGCGGGAGGGTATAACTCCAGAAAAATCTTTACTAGTATGGAATCAATTTAAGAAATTCCTTGATTTAAAAAATCTTGAAATTACTTTAATCTCTGGTTCACCGGTTACAGCTGTATATCAGTTAGTAGATATATTAAATAATGGCAGCTTTTCACCTAAACATAAAACTTTAGCCCCACTACCAGAATCTAAGCTTATTGCAGAAAATTTATTAAAACAATCAGAATTATTTTCTGTTACCTTGTATGCTAGTAATGAGGACATGGCAAGATACAATGCATTTTTTAATTCAAACACCTCAAAAATTTATATTGGTAAAAGAGTAAAGAGTATTAATAAAGGTGAAGTAAAGAGACTGGCCTCTGCAACCGAGGTAAGAAGAAGCATTATTACAGATAATTTTGATAAATTTAAAGCATTAATGCCTAACATAGAGGAAGATAAATTAAAGGCTATTTTTTTAGGGCTTCAATCATGATTACATTTAAGGATTTTACTAATTCTAATATCTTGTTAGAGGATACCTCTCACATTAAAACTCATTTATCACACTTAGAGGATCTTGCTATAGAAAAGGGAAAACAAGGTTTTGCTGAATTTATTGAACAAGTAACTAGCTTAGTTAATAAAATAAAAGGATATGAAACTAATACCGAAATAAATGCTAAAATAGATGGTAGTCCGATGATATTATTCGGGGTAGATCCAAGAAAGAATTTTTTTAATAAATTTTTTATTTCACTAAAAAGCGGATTAAGCGAAAAAAATCCAAAAATTATGCATGATGATAATGAGATAAATGCTTTTTACTCTAATGATGTATTCTTAGCTAATAAATTAAAAAATCTTTTAGCAAGCTTAAGACCTGCATACGATAATTCTGGCAATACCTATCAAGCTGATGTACTTTATTCTTCAATGCAAGATAAAAAACCAATGATTATAAATGGAGAAAATTTTGTAGTTTTTAAGCCTAATACTATAGTTTATGCAGTTCCTATAGATAGTGAATCAGATATTAGTAGAAGGGTACTAGAATCTTCTGTTGGTGTTATTGTACATGAATCATTCAAGCCAGTTGTAGTCAATTCCACTTTAGTTCCCTCTGATTCCGCTATACCTCAAAATCAAACTATAAAATTAACGTCTGCAGGTAGAAATGTTCAATCTATTGTTGAATCTGGTAAAAAAAATAATGTATTTATAGAAAGCAGTAATTATGGTGCGGTAAGCTATAATATACCTGAGATTACTTTTGAAAAAATTGCATTCAATTTGTTACAAGCAAAATTCAGAATAGATTTAATTAACTCTAAATTTAATAAGGAATATATAACTAACCCTACATTATCTTTATTAAAAATATATTTAAATAAACAAGTGGATAGCTCTCAATCAAGTATATTTACTTCTGCTTTGGAGGGCGGGGATTTAAATTTAAATCAATTTTTAAATGGGTTTATAGAATTTTTAAATCAGAGATTTAAAAAAGAGAAAATTACTAAAAAAACAGAATCAGGAAAAAGAAATGTACAATCTAAATTAAGTTTAATTTTAAAATTTATTAAGGAAAACAAAGAAAATTTTAAAAATTTAATAGAAGCAACTTTTTTCATGACAATAATAAAATATATTATTTTGAATATTTTGTCTAATTTAGATTCTAAAATAGGCAAAACTTTTATGCAGATGCCAGATGGTACTTTAGTTAAAACAAAGGATGAAGGTTATGTTTTGTTTGTAGGAACAAATCATGTTAAAATAGTAGACAGATTAGATTTTACTAAGATGAACAGGCAAACCGGAGGTAAAAGAAAGTCTACTCAGTCTTTAGTTCAAGCTGAAAGATAGCTTCACGGATAGCCTTTTGAATAGTATCTTTATTTTCCCCGGTTAAAAGGTCGCGAATTTTACTTACTACCTTGTATTCATGATCATCTTGTTGGCCTTCAAATTTACCTTTACCTTCGAACTCTTTATATTCTAAATAATGAAGAATACTATCTAGATAATCACCGGCTAGTGTTATTTTACTAAATACCCAGGGCTCAATATCAGGGGTTCGTTCTACTATATCGTGTAATTTTTTACTGTAGTTATGTATTTTAAATAGTTCTGATTTAGCCATGTTAGTTTCCTCGGTATCAGGTATACTGCATGCCTCTCCTTCACAGTCCTCGCTACTACCAGCTGTTACAGCTTCACAATCTTCTGACTTTGCTGGTACTTTTTGAACCTTGACATTGACTTCTCCCACCGTAGAAGGTACAACATTTTGTTCTATTGCAGGACTTAAGCTTAATTCATTGACTTGGACGTAAGCTTCTTTTAAGTTAATTAAATCAGCTTTTCTATTCACTTATTATTTATGCTCTATTAAATATATATGTGAAGCTTTTTAAAACTTTTGTAAATGAACAGATTCTAGGTCTCACTGAAGGTATGACTATTCAATACATAGGTTTTGTTAAAGCTAAGGTGGATACAGGAAATAGTGCCTATAATGTACTACATGGTATTGTTAAAAATGAGGAAAATAATAAAGTAACTTTTGTAACGGTGAATGATAAACAACTAACTCTACCAGTAATTGAGCATATACCTATTCATATAGGTAGTGGTAATGTAGAAGAGAGAATTGTTGTAGAGTTAGATTGCAGTATTGGTAGCAAACAATTTAACAAAGTTAAGTTTAGTATAGCAGATAGATCTAAAAACGATTACCCGGTACTTATTGGAGAGGATTTTATAAAGCTA